ACGTTTGTTTATGTGTGTAATATTAATTAGTTTATACTCTTTATAGTTTTAAGAAATCCGTTAATACATTCAGCCATTCTTTTTCCACCATTAGAAGTTGGATGAAAAAACCTACCGTTTTCGTTTTGTACGTAATAGGAAATATTATTTTCATTCCATCCAACTAATTCATTTAAATCAATGCATGGAATGTGATTATTTCCGCACGCGGTTAAAGTTGCAATAGCAAAATCCCTAGTTGTGTTACCATTAGAATTTTTTAATCCGTCAGCACTACCTTTTTGTAAATAAAAATCTTCGCCGTTTCTATGTTTCACTGGTGTTTGCGTCATAAAAATGATTCTTTTTGTCGGATATTTTGTCGTTAGTTTTTTCATTAGAGCATTTAGTCCACCGTAAAAAGTGCCAGTGAAAGTTTGATCGTCTGTGTTCATATCGGTTTCTGAACCAATAGTTCTATCTTGCGCCCAATCATTTGTACCTCCCATTACAAGAAGTACATCAAAACTTTTCGTGATTTTACTTAAATATTCCTCAGTTGCTAAAGCCATCAAACGTATTCCACCGAATCCGTAGTTATAATATTTAGAAAAACCTAGTTCTTCTTTGACATAATTTTGCCATGTTTCCTGTTCTGTGATACTGTCGCCGTATGTACATAAAATTTTTCCATTATATGGTTTGTTAATAGTAGATTTTAAAAATTTAATTTTCGTTCCTCCACTACTAAAATCAATATTTGTAATATCTCGATCTGTTATGTCATAAATATAAATTTCGGCTGTATAAGATGCGTTTTCACTGGTTGAAAAAATAGAAAAACCTCTAATATCTGCAGTAGCATTATATTCCTTTACCGTTGTTTCTGAACTATTTGTCTTGAGATTTTGTATTGAACCGATCGAGCTTTCGAATTTATAAGAAAAAGTATTTGCATATACACTAATATTGGTACTACTATTATTTGTGAATTTAAGTACAATTATATATTTTTTACCAGCTTCGAATAACGCATTGTTGATAAATGCTTTGTACGTTTCTTTTGCAGCATTTGTTGATGTTATTGTATTTTTACTTAATTTTATACTATTTGACGTACCCTCAGGTGTGAAAGTTAATTTGTGTATTTTATCGTTGAACACAATATAATCAATATTTTCTACATCATCTATTAATTTATAAATTTTATCACCTGTTATTTTAGCATCCGCGGCGGCATTTTCTATTGTTAAAGACTTGTCAATCGGCGGATTTGATGGATTAGTGATATTAGCTGTCAACCATGTTGTTACGTCATTGCTTACAGTTGGTGTCAACAAATTCAGCAGTTCTCCGCTATTTTTCATTTCTTCTATTTTCTTGTTGACTTCATCTTGTACATCGAGATTTGTAAAAAATTGATTGATAAAATCATGTAACGCTTTGTAACTTTTTACAAGTTCGTCCTGCGCGTCAAACATTTCTTTTACCGTTTTAAACAGAACAACAAATTTGTTTTCCAGACTCAACGTCCCGTTAAAATCATACGGAATCCCCCGTACACTTGCGACAACTTCACAAGCCTGCGTAATCATCTGACCGAAATCTGGCAACGTAGGAAAATCTGGAATCGTTGGTTTGTCTGCCATTGCTACACCTCCTTAATAAAATTGATAAAACAATTCTTTACAATCATCACAGATACGCTTGTTAAGATTCAGGATGGTATCGCGGAATCTCTGAATTTCTATTGAGTAACTACCGTCAAAGCCGTCATCCTCAATCGTATCATTATTATCTGCATGATACGTGTCATTGCTATTGGTTTTTGTTGTATTTTCTCCGTTGCTGACCGCACTATTATGGATGGTATTCTGTCCCCGATCCATCGTAGACGCATAATTCGTTCCGGCGAAATTAATCTGCGGATTGTCAGAGTGAATATTTTGTGTGTCGTTTTTTGTATCAGCTGACGTTGTGTTTTTCGCTGTGCTGTCTCCCGAGATCACACCTGTTCGTATATCGTCTTTTGTACTCGTTACTTTTCGTGTACTCTTATGAGTAATCAGCGGGTTGTATTCAAAAGTAATACTTCGGTACAACTGTTCATAGTATGGCATGTTAACCGTAAGTATCTTTTTCAGATGATACTGAAATTCACCAATTGTTTCTAACCCGATCTGCTCGCGTAAATACTGTAAACAGAACGTTTTTTCGAATGCCAGCTTTACAGCGGCATATTCCGGGGAATCGGCATCCGCATAGAAAGGGAAATCAAAATTGAACACCAACGCGACCGCTTTTTCGATCATACCATCAATGTTCTGTTTTTCAAGTGGATGAATCACGTTGTCTGCAATAACTAACTGTTCAATGGTATTCGTTAGCGTTTTCGTTTCGTAGTTATAGCTAAGAAACATCATTCCACCTCACTTTCCGGTGTGTCGTTTCCGTTGTTTTCTTGTGTGTAGGTTTCGGCATTTGTAGTGTCGAAAACATCCGGTCGGTTAATCGGTGTTACCATTTTAGAGTTAAAACGTACATGGATATTCAAACCATACATTTTATTAATAGCGTCAAGTCCTCGCTGAATGGTTGCCAGATTACCGTTTCTTGTCAACTCGATCTCTCCATCGTTGTAACTCGTTTCCGCGGAAACCAGCCGTTCTGGTTTTTCTACGCCGCTTGCTTCGATACCGAGATCAGCTAGACATTCTGCTACTTCTCTCTGTGCGGCTGTATCAAGTTCGTTAAAGATTGGCTGTACTTTTAAATCAATCGTATCAATCTGAATCTGTTTTCGCAGATCGTTTTTTGCTTTGATGAAAGGAATATTTTTTACCCACTTTTGAATAAAGTTGTCAATGGATAACTTCTGCGTAGAATCCCCGCTGATAACCACTGGCGTTCTCTGCTGAATGACGTTTACCCTTGTCGACGCTTTTTTCTCTGCTAGACTCTGCGAATGAAGAATAATACTGAGAATTTCCGGTACAGCAAAAGGTCTTGCGAAAATCAACGCGCTTTCTTCCTTGTCGGTCTGTTCATAATACTGCCCATTCATGGCGTACGCAATCCAATCGGTCGGTATACCATAAATATCGGGTTCTCCAACCAGATTAACACCAAACACGCCGAAAAGTCCGGTGATTGGTTCTTTTTTGAACAGACACATTCCCTGCCATAACAGATAGGAGTTGAGCATCCGCGGCGGAATCTCATCCGGTAAACCGTCATACTCATAACGTGATAATGCTAAATTTACGAACTTGTCGAAAAAGTGGCGAAAATACATCTTTTCTTCCGGTGACGTATTCGGGTTGTTTTCCCATTGTCCCCACACTTCTTTGTTACTCACCCGATACGGGTTATTATACATGACATCACCTCCTTAATTATTGGAAAGACCATAGTTTCCAACATCGTCCGTATGCCAGAACGTAACGCCCTTGTTAAACATTGACTGTAAAAAGTTGATATCATCGGTGACGCAAGTTCCATGCAATCCACAATTTACGGTTTTAACAAAATTCCAGTTTGTTCGCCCGGTGATATTCGGCACTTTGATTCTATGCGTTGCATATCCGTACATGGTGAAATAATCGTCAATTACTTTCGCCATTTCCGGAGTTACACACATGGTCTTTAATGCAATCGTATTACTAAAAAGTGCAGTCTGAACATAACTTCCAGTAGCACTTCCTTTTGCTGTAGGCGGAATTAAATCGTGTTGCTCCATCTGTGCTGAAATATTTTCGCCAAACATAAAATTGCTTACTGTCTGACCGATACTGCTTTCGATGGCTTTTCCGAAATTACCGCTTAATACGTTTGCAATGGTTGATACAACACTTTTTCCAGTATCAATATACTGCTGTTTTGTCTGATAATCCCATATAGGTTGAGACTGTGCCAGCCAGGCTTGATAAGCGTCATTTGTCCACGCGCAAGACGGGAAATTGCTGTACACAAAACCATAGGGTGTGTTAGTAGTAGGTTCGTTTTTGTAATCTTTCGGACTTATATAAATGGACGGAATGTTTAACTTTACTCCCTGTCCATAAAAAGAAATTTTTTGGTCTTTGAAATATTCCAGTCGATACATATACTGGCTACCGTCATGTGCATCTACAAGCAAATACGAAAAAGGATATTGGAATAATTTTTTATTTTTTGGGGTGTATCCTGCTAGCGTTGTTGGGAAATTCATGGTAAATTTTTGTGGACTTGCAGAAAAGCATAAAGCAGGTGCTTGAAAAATGGATACAATAGCGTCTGCATTTCCGCTTTTAGCATAGGCTTGAATTTTTTGTTTCATGGTATTAAAATCTGTAGTGTTAAAATAAGTCAAACCAGACATTATTTTTTGATTTAATTCCGGTTCCAATGCAACGCCATTTTCATCCGCACTGGCAATAAGACAATAGTTCATAAGACCGAAACCCATACCAGCTGAACCATTTACAATGTATTCACCAGTTTCCAGATTTTCGGGGACTAAATTAGCCCCGACTGCGTCATCTGCTTTCGCAACGTGTTCCCTCTCCACATAGCACGGCTGTAATACCACATCGTAAAAACTGTTCTGAAAACGATCGGGTTCGAAATAAATCTTGAAACTTCCGTCACTCAACCATTCTACGCGCGTCACAAAACCGAAATACCATTCTTCCGTATAGGGTTTGTTCTGAAAAGCAATATAATTGCATTTCAGAAAATCACTCTCATTCCCCTTTCCCTTATAAGTCAGTTCTCCCCATCTCACGGGCGCGGATTGCTTAAAAATATGAATTGCTTTTTTTCTTACATGAGCCAGACAGCCAGCTTTTCCATTTTCATAATAACGCACATGTTCATAGTCATTTCCCCATTCAATCCCACTTGCTAAAATGACCTCTGTCTGCGGGGAAACCGCCGCCACATTATTCTGCGGCGGCATCGGAATGAAATTATCCATGTTTCCTCCCTCTTACTTAATCTATCGTAAAGTAAATTTTTTCCGTTGCGGAAGAATTAAAACGGCTTGTAATCACAACCCGCACACTTGCTGTTTTGTTTTCTTTCGGTTTCAGATTATGTTCGTCTTTTGCGATTCGAAGAATGGTTGTACCAGGAATAACAAACGTATCAGAGGAAGAGTTACCCTCTACTTTTACGTCTACTGCTTTATCCGCTACGTCAGTAGAATTAACCGAAAAACTTCCACCGAAGTCGACATCTGTTCCAGCTTTCACCAGTCCCACGTCACTTGCGGTAATGGAAGAAACACCAACCGTCTCGGTCGTAAACACGATGATCGGATAAAACAGGGAATAAGAGAACATCTCTTTTACTGTATACGTACTGTTCCAACGCAGTCCGCGATTAACGTTATCCTGTACCATCATGCGGTACTGTTCTCGGATTTTGAAGAACCGTTTGTCAACCAGTACAGCCACGATACCCTCAGCATCGTTAAAGTTATCAATTAAAACCTGCTGTGCTTTCGGAATCATCCGGTCGAGATTGTACGCGCTTGCATAACTGTCAACGTTCATCGCGGCTTTGGTATCTGGGTCGACAAACAGAAGAATGGTATCTTCTTTTGCCGCCGATGTCGCGCCAGCGAAATTATACAGCGGGTTCGGGAACTGAATCTTGTCAATATAGGACTGAATTTGTTTCGCCAGTGCGTTCGCGGATGCTTGATCTGTAACCGCATCCACATGAACCGGATAAATCTGTCCAGCGCGCTTTGCGGATGCGATCAACTCTTTCGCTGTCGTAAACTCATCCCAGTTACAAGCGGAAACGACACTCTCCACTTTTGCCTGCACTAGACTTCTGAGTCCGTAATCATCGAGAAACGCGCTGCGCATATCCTCAAACCAGATCGTTACCGGATAATCGTTATTAAAATTGATTACATGATACAGCGCCATAATATAGCTGTCATAAATGGCGGTCGCATCTTCGATGCTGATATTGGCATCGTGTGCATATCCCTGCGCAAAGTTTACATAAACTTCCTGTTCACCGTTTCCATACGGCATAGCGTTACTGTTCAGTATACGCAGAGGATTGCGGAACGCTTCGGTACTGATGGACTGGCTGGCGATCAGATTCACCAGTGCCGGAACGAGTTCGTTTCTTGCCATCGGATTATACGGGTCAGTTAACGTTTTTGCAATAGCCGCGATATTATCACGCGTTGCCACAGGAACTCTGTCACGGTAATCAACACTCATCGTCTGCCGAACGGCGTTCAGCATGTTAATATTTGTCATGTCAAGTTTTGCCATTGTTACTCTCCTTTTCCGCTCATGATGAGCTGAGACATATCAAGATCATTGATACTTGTTGCGGTGTCTTCTGCTTCCGGCACTTTTCCGCCAAACTCGGTTACTTTTGTGATACTTCCGCCGTGGGAAAGATCAGACCAGCGGCTTTTGATTTCTGCGACCGCAGATTCATACTTTCCGCGCAGTTCGTCCCGTTCCGCAACCAGTGCGTCACGCTCCGACATCAGCGCTCCGATGTCGGTATCTTCGGTTTTGATTTTTTCGCTGATGGCGGCGATCGCATCACCATGCGTTTCGATATTTCCAATGTCGGCAACAATTTCTGTCCAATACTCTTCTAGTGTCATTTTAAAACCTCCTTTTTAAATTGGGATATAACCAGATAGGCATTTTATGCCTTTTTGGTTTCATGGGATGGGGCGGCTCAGGCGGCTCGGGTTGTCCATTTGACAAGTACCGATATACCATCACCGCGTTGTTCAAACGTTCGGAATCAGATAAATACCGATTCCCAACAATCCATCCGGTAATTGCAGAATCTTTCGCGTGTTCCGAAATAAAATTGAAACACGCATGTGCTTTTTCCTGCCGGAACGCAAGTGTTCCATCGTCACTAATTCCCTCCCATCCTTTCATATAGGCGGAAGTCAGTGCGTTCAGATCGGTGCTGTCACTGTGCAAAAACGCTTGTAGATTTTCGTAAGCACTAGCGGCTCCGACCGAATACCAGACATTTTCATAAATCAGATATTCTAACTGCGCGTTACCATCTTCCCGGCTGTACCCGTTGGAATCTAACCATTGGAACAAACGCGTCCGGCGGTCGGTGACGGCATTATCCGTCCATTGCCCCAAACCATAACCGGGCGAACCGACAATCGTGCCTTGCCATAACCCGGGGTTTACGGTTGACTCCTGCCAGAAGTTGCCGCAGATGGCGGAAATCACATACTGGCTGATACCGCTTTGTACCTCAACCGGATACCGATAAAGATACGTCCACGCGCTATAGGGAGACACAAACGTATTAATGGATACCTGTCTTTCCAGCGGGTAGCTATCGGTGTGCGCCCCCATGGTATACCCGCCGCCGTCTGCCGGGTCATATACCATTTCGGTATGCCCGGAACGCCACAAAATATCGCCTTTTTTCCAAGGCTGGTTTGCGGTTCCTTTTTTGAATCCCGCACCGATCAGATACCCGTCCATGCTCCGAGTGGTAAACCACGGGTTACTTGCCAAAAAGCCGCCGACTGTACAACAATAACTCATGAGTGAAGAACAATCATAGTACGTAATACCTCCTACGGTCTGCCCCTCACGATATGTTTGGGAATACCCAACATTCGGTTCGTTGCAAATTTTGATGCAAGTGTTATAGGCAAGCGTCAGATCAGCCACGGGTTAAACCCTCTTTTGCAATATACCCGGTATAGACAATTCCATTAACGATAGCTTTTACAAGATACCATTCTCCGGTATAATATCCGTAGTTTCTAACACTGGTTCCGGCTGGCAACGTCAAAATGACTGTTTTATCCATTCCAGCACCAACGCGCAGATTATACCGATCGTTGGTATGATAGGCTCCGGCGATTTTCCGGTCAAAACTACGTGCGGACTCGGTCTTGTTGCATTTTTCAATAAGGTTCTGCGGCTTTTCGTTTTTTACAACATACCGATAATGTACGGTATTCTCATACGGGAGATCATAATAAGACCGAACGCAGATTTCTTTTCCGGTCTGATCTCCAGTCTGTCCATCAATACCGCCATTTTCTGCCTGGCTGGCGTGTACGATGTGTGTAGCATCGGTTGACATTGTTACATGATGACCAGGCGCGAGATGAATATCCCCCCGTCTCCACGGTTTGCTGCATTTTACAAAACCAACGTTTTCCAACTGTTCACCGAGATTTCTTGTGGTGCTGTAAATACTGATCGGGAAACCAGCTATTGCAAGTACCGTTGCCACAAATGACGAACAATCATAATCGGGACCGTTCCGGTGTACCTGTGAGTAACCGTGCCGATCATCGGCGGCAATCTGTTCTGCCCATGCAACTGCGTTTTCTATTTTACTCATTTTTTCCACCTCCTAAATGCTGACACAATGAGTTAATCGCAGTAGTGTTCGCTTCTACACTTTTCCGTAATTCTTCCATCTCTTCCTTGTGTGCGTCTTTTTCTTTCACCATATACCAAAAAAGTGCGCCGCAACAAACAATTGGAAAACCGAGACTTCCAACTAACTGCGTTACCATAGTTACATCCATGTTTCTACCTCCTTATCATTCCATTTTAACCAGTCATCAATTTCACTTAATTTATCACACATAATAAAATTATGAATGAAGCGGACTGGCGATTTACTGTTATACGCGTTGCCATCCATGAAAAAGAAATCCCACAAATACCGGATGTGAGACTCGTAATTTTCATACGGGACAATGATCAACGTGTCTTTTTCGTCCCCTTTATAGCGTACCGTATAAGCAAGATAAGCATTTTCTTTTTTCATCATTCCGACAATCATATTAAAAACGATACTTGCCATCTTTGCTCCTTTCTTCCTGTCCATTAAAACAAGGAAACCTTTTGACCTGCCAAGGACAGGGCGGTTTACTCAACCGTGGCAACCCCTTTTTAAAAGGTTTCCCCGTATTTTCATGATACATCTTTTTTATCCGTATGTCAAGTACATTTGTCCGTCTCCCACGAACTATTTATAAAGATCAATCCCTAGTAACTCAACCGCCATATTTTTGCTGTCTAGATCGTCAAACCGCAAATATGCTTTGCGATATGCGTCAACTAGATTTTCAAACAAATAATCATAGTGTTCCAACATAACCGTGTTTTGGGTATGATCTCCGTCCCGAAAAACCGCGACAAAATTACAAGACGGGTTATAGTTATGCGTAATATAGATGTAACCCTCTTCGTAATACTCATACACCCCATAACTTTTTCCGCTGTGCTCGATCGTAAACAGATACCGCGACCGTCCGGTCGGCTTTTGCACAAACACGGCATCATCAATCAACATCTGATCTCCTACACTCATGCTCTTCATATAGTGTCCGCCGCGGAATGCTTTCAGAGCAGTATTTTCCCACATCGCCTTACTAGCACTGTCATTGTGCGTAAATTCGCACACAAAACCACTTCCATGCATCATTTTGGTTTCTTTCTGATACCGTTTGTGGATGCCAAAAAATACAAAATAGGGATTGAGCAACGAAATATTATTGGATGCCATAATCAGTTTAAACCATCTTGACTGACTTCCGTTTCCACGGCTGATCGTCAATAACAACGATTGGAGTTTTTCGCTCTCTCCTTTTACGTACTGTCCACTCTCCATGGAAAACTCATCAAAAAACAAAAAGTAAATATCCCGAAAATACGGCGATAATTTTTTCACGCTGTCCATCTTACTTCCAAAACTAAACGCGCATCCGAATGGCTCCCCGTCCAGAAAATACCGCACGACATTTCCATTCTTATCCAGATTTTTATAGGTAATCACACTACCCAATTTTGAATACATTTGCAACATATCCTCATACATCGCCGCCGCTCCCGTCATTTCCCCTTTTGTCCGAAAAATCCATCCGGTCTGCATACCATATTCTTTGCACAAGATACAACTCGCCGCGGCAAACGCACTGGTCTTTCCGGCACTACGGTTAGAACACGTAATTGCCACGCCTGCGAACTCCCCGTCCACGTCCGGCTCAGAAAACAAACGAATTGGGTTGTAATACTTAATTGGATTTCCGTTATCGTCTACCGCTTCAAATTTCACATTATATTTATCGAAAAGTTTTTCCCATTTGATATCATTCCAAAAAATCATTGTTTTACGTGAAACATTTTTGTTTCACTTCCTCCTTTCTACTTTTTCCACAAACCGCGCACCGCGTCCCGCATAATCTATGTTAACCGCCAGTTCCCCGCCAGCAAAACCGCAGACAATCTCACGTTTATCGCACGATAATCGCACGTTTTGACTGCGGATGGACGGCGGTAAGGGCAGAGCTTCGCTGGGTATAAAAAGAGCTACGCTGGAAAACGTAGCTCTTTACACGTATGGAATTTTTTTATCGCACACAAGATATAAACTATAAGCTATAAACTATAAACTATTCACCGTTTACCAGTCGGAGCGCGTATCCATATCATGATTATTATTCAGCAAACGGATTAAACTTGTTGGTATCTCCGAACTTATGGACGTTCACGGCAGAAAGGTAAGCTGTGAATCCCTTGTCGCGGCGGAACTTACTTTCTCCGATGGAGATAAAGATGTCAACAACTGCGCCTTTACCGAGTTCGTCAACGCTTGAAACGGTGTCGCTCTCTACGCCGTCCTCGTAAAAATCTACTTTATAGTTGGTCTGCGCTTTTACGTAAAGACCATTTTCATCGGTTTCTTTTGCCGGAATCCATTTTGCTTCTGCGGCGGCATCATTACCGAACTCTTCGATAATTTTTTCGAAGATGGCTTTCCTCTGATCGTCAGAGATAGAAGCGGAAAGAACACTTTTGCCGTCTTCCTCCTTTGCGTATTTAACGGTTACGTTGTTTAATTTCATTTTAGCTTTGCTCATAATTTCTGTTCTCCTTTTTTCATTTATAAATGTTATTGGTTCACATGGCGGCGCGGGCATCTTACCCGACACGTTTCCTATTTGTACCGCCATGTGTTTCAACCCGTGGCGCGGTTGCTTTGGTCGTTTGCTTTATCTGGTTATTTCCAGACCACGGGGTATGCACTTAATCAAGTCGTGTCGCTTCTGAAAAAAACTGATCGTCCGGCATCTCGTAGCGTGCGGAAACGGTGTCAATTAAAACGCACACGGCATCTTCCGGAAGTCCTGCCGAGATTACAGCATCTTTTTTGGCTTTCTGCGTTTTTAATTCCGTTTCGGAATCAAAAAAACCGAGTTCCTGTCGTGTTTTTCTGTCAATGACAGCGTACTGCCATTTTTCAATTTTTGTGCGTACCATTTTTTTTTCTCCTTTACTTTATGTGGTTATTATTTATTACAAGTATTATAATATCACTATTCTATCAGAAAGTCAATACTTTTAAATAAGAAAAAGAAAAAAGATATCCATAAATAAAAGCAGAATAGCAAGGTCTATTTCCTCTTCATGCAAAAGCACAGTCGTTGCGATTAAAAGTAACATAAAAAAGATAAAAAATCTCATTTTATTCTCCTATTCCGGTATCACTCCGTCTTGAGAGTTTACCAACACTTCATAGTATTCATTTGATACTCCTAAGGTATAAGTTGTATCAATAATTCCGATGTTACTTGCTGTCAAAATTTCTTCCCCGTTTACTTTGATGTAATGCGGTTTGGTGTTATTAAAGCAACTGATCGTTCGTCCGACATTTTCCATTCTGCGGCAGAGACGGAAATTATTACAGCACTTTATATTTTCCGCGCCTAATTTTTTGTTCATGCCAGCGACCGTAGACGTAAAACGCACGGGGTCTTTGCCGGATTGTGCCGCTTTTTCGTCCCATTCTACTCCGCAATATTTCTTTGCCCCCAGGGTTTTAAACTGAACATACAGATCATCCATATCCCATACGCCTAGAATGTAGCGTTTTTCACCTACATCGCAAAACGCGGGAATGTCGTTTTCAATCGCACGTTTTGAAAGTAATTTGTTTTTCGCTTCAAATTCTGGAATGTGTACTTCTGGATGCAAAAACTTAATACTGTCCGTGTCGCAGTATACTACATCCATACCAACCACTTCGAGCATATCTTGTAACTGCTTTCTTGCATGGGCGGTAACGTAGATACCCCATTGATAGTGTAGGAAACTACTCTTTCCATCGTAATACGTGTTCAGTGCTTTTTCCGCATCCGCTTTTTCCCGTGTCCATTCCCCCGTGGTTTGATTCATCACCCATTCGTCCTGTAGTAAATCTGTCACACACATACCAAACGTACTATTTAATTTATTCTTGCTTTTCATATATTCATAGACTTTATCTGGATTTCCTTTCAACTGACTTTTTGCGATAAAAAAGGACATCATCGTTTTCCGCATACTATCCGGTAATTTGCCGCGCGCGGCTACGTAGCACTCCGAAATGGTGAAAAAGTCGTAAGCATACTGGTTTCTTATGATTGCTAAATCAATCTCTGTTATGGCGATTTCACAACAATCAATAGATAACACGCGCCCGTTGTCGATTATGCAATCTTTTCCGTGCTTTTGACACTTTGATAATGGAATATAAGGAACGGGAATATTTTCTTTTATACGCAAGTTCGAAAATTGTACCCGCATGATTACGCAACGACTGGCGCATAGATTGTCAAATTGGGATTGTGCTGTGATTTTGACCTCGGTAAACGCTGACATGGGATAATAACCCATTGCAATCTGTGCGGGGTAGCTACTCGAGATATCCATACTTCCCATAACGATCGCATTTTCACCTTTTTTCGCCGTAATCGTGTGTCCAGCATGGACGCGGTTTGCGTGAGTATTACCGCCACGGAAAGCATCTTTACAGAGCTGATATTGCTGTAACGTGAGAGCAAGATCATGAAACATATCCGGGTAATATGCGTGTTCGGCTTGCATGGCACGGCGGAACTCGCGGCGGACGTAGCCAGTCGATGTAAGGGGGATTTCCGCGATGTTGTCCTCTTTACGCGCGGCGCGGATGCATTCACATAAACCGCGGACATCGTTGTAGCAGTAACCTTGTTCTGTTTCTGTTAATGTCGTGGTTGGTGTACGCAGTTTTTTGTAGTCATACGTATCAACAAGTTTATAATGAATTACACCCTCACTGTTTTCGCAGAATTTCGCAAGGCTCATGTTGCTGAGAAAATACGAACATCGGAACTCGATACCGTACTTGTAAGCGTAACATTTCATCACTTTATGTGCGTCACGGGCGAATATTTCATCAAATTCAATGAAATCTTTCATAAATTGAAATTCGTACGACAAGTTATGAACGTATACTACCGCACGTTTTGTATCGGAAGTTTTCAAGTACAGATGCAGTTTTTCGCAAAATGAAAGAAACTCGTTCCATGTGCGACCGAAGCACACTGTATCTTTGATACAAAACTGCCAATGATACAGAAAGGCAGTTCCTTTTACTACTTTTTCGCCCGTTTTATTATAACGGGCATAATCTAATTTTTCAAGTGTGGTTGTTTCAATGTCAAATGCCATTTCCGCATCGTAGTATACGATCGGATTTTTCTTTCTTCCACGTTTGCGGCATTCGCGCAAGGTTTGGAAAGATGAAAACGGGAAATCATCAACGCTGTAAATTGTTTCACGTGATACATTCTCTTTCCCGTCTAGAATAACAGGGACTTCTAATTCGTACATTTTTTACACCTACTTCAATTTTAGTCTAGTTTCTGCAAAGAGTTCTTCTTCTGTGATGTAGCCGTCCAGATACTCTTTATACTCCTCCATAATATCTTCGTAATCATAAGTATTATCACTCATTTTCAAAAGAAAATCATCAATGATCTGATTAGAGTCTAACTCTCTTCTCAGACTCTTCTTATATAAGTTGGACGTCAAAAAACGATGTAAGTCCTTGTAATTGCTTTCGTCAACTTCTTCTGCAATTTTCCCAGACTTGTCAAAACGACGTTGCAATTCAGCAATACGATACCCCTCCAATGTTGTTTCTGGAGAGTTCAAAAAAGCGACCATCGTATCCCATTCCTGCCGGATAGATGCATCCGATCGTTTTACGCCTTTCAAGAAACGGTTTTTTTCACGCCCTTGCGAAGCAAAAAATTCTTTTACGCGTCCATACGCCCATTGGTCTCGCGCGTGAATTTTTTCCAGTTTGGCAAGGCGGCTATTTGCCGCCTGCGCAACACGTGGTAGTTCACGTTTGATCTGGTCAAGGGATAGATCAAGTTCCTGGTAGATACTATAGTCTTTTGACGCCGGCATTATTCGCACCCCCTAATAAAAAGTTTTAATTTACCGGACTCAATTTCGAAACCTAAAACTTCCTCAGACATGAAGTTTTCTTTTCTTTCACTGTAGACTTTTGCGTAATCCATGACAAATTCCCTTACTAATACGTGATATTCTTCATTAAAAACGGTAACAATAGCATAAATTTCGACTTCTACGCAACGCATACCACGATACATTTTTACAAAATCTTTTACTCTCATGATGAGACCTCCTTATATAAACAGTGCTCTTCATTTTCTATTGTATACAATGGACACAACGTACAATTATCGTTAGGAGCACAGATAATTGAATGTCTGATTTCAATATAATAAGTTAAATAAGAATAACGAGTGCTTACGGGATTGTTGGATTTTACAGTAAATCCTACACCAAAACGTCCTTTATATGGTTTCGGATTATAGGTTGCATTTTTACGAATGTAACCGTTTGTCATAGACGAGTGAGAATAAGCATACACTTTAAGCTCCTTTCCTACTTTTCTTGTTACATAGAAAGGCAGGTCATCAACGCTATTTTGCATTTTAACAAGTTCTTCATAAGTCATTTTATTAATTCTCATATTATCCTCTTTTCTCCCCGTATTGCCGATAGATCAGCAGTTTTAATTTTATCTATTGCAAGACATCTTGTAAGTAGCAGAGATTTCCGGTCTAAGATCTGAGTAGTAATAAAAAGCATCTTCCGAAAAATGTTCTCCATTTACTATTTCTATTCCATTTTCATAGATGGAAAAGAAAATTTCACTATTTTCTTTCATAGCTTGTGAACAGAAAGTTTTTACTAAACCATTTGCTATTAATAATGACTCAACTTTATATCTGAAAATCTCTTTTCCATATTTTGTTACTACAACTTCATAGCCACTATGTCTATTAATTTCTTTCATTTTTGTTTCCTCCATTTTCTATTTTTGTATTATTGGTTTTCCTTGTTTCTGATATTACAATACCACTTTTCTATAAATATGTCAATGCTTTTCTAGAAAAAATTTCTAGAAAATTTATATCACAAATCCTACACACATAAACCAACCTC